CAAGCCCGGTAAATCAAACGACCGCGCATTTTGTTATCGCCCTTTAATGGAGAATTAGTATTAAGGGCCAGGTTAAAGTGATAGCCAGCGTTTGGGTTACTAGATTTAGATCGTTCCGAACCGCCAAAATTTAAACGCCCTGCCGTTTCATAAATCGAACCTGCCCGGGACTCATTGAGAATTTTGTAAAGCGCCGTAAAACCTTTTGAGTTAGGCCGCGATTTACGCAGTGAATACTTAATGCCCGAGCGCACTTCGCTTGCGTTATATTTAGGAAACTGCCCTACTCTAAAAGCCGAGTTTCCGGCGCTAATAGCTTTACCACGGCCGCTAAAGGTCCAGCCAGATAGGCCGGGAATTCTAGGCGTAGCGTAGGACCTAGCAGTTTTAACTACTGGCTTTAGAACATTACGCACGTTTTTAGTCAGCTCTTTATCTAATTCCGGTGCCAATTTGCGCATGCCTTTACGGACTTCTATGAAGCCTTTAACCCTTACTGGCACGTCGCACCGCCTTCGCTCTGTCGCTTAAAACCATAAGCATTGCATCGATCATTCTGCGATCTAATGCAAGTAATTCATTTGGCGCAATTCCGGTTTCCACTGCCAGGGCGGCAATTAGATAAGTTACGGAATTACGCTCTATTCGTTTGGGGCTTCGTCGTCTACTATCTCTACTTTTTCTAATGTATCTACGAACTCGGCGCCGAAAGTTTTAATGGTGCCCCATTCTGGATTTCGGCGGCAAGCTTCCCAAGCAAGCCAAAAAATATCCGTTTGTTTAGCTTCGGTGGTAAAGGCCTTTGAAAAGCCCATACCCTTCCACAATTCAAACGCATATTCGATACTCGGCGTAATCTTCTGATCTACTACCTTGCCATCGATTTTAGTTATTTTTATCCTTGCCATTTTGCACCCTTTTCTTTAGTTAGTTATTACCAGGTTCCACTGGTTGTTTGAACGATTGTGCTATTGCAAGTAAAGGACAGGCTTGAACTTGACATTTCACCTGCGGCACCTGCGATTGGTGTTAGGTTGTTAATGAGAATAGAAACTGTATATAGCGGATTTGTAGCGCTAATAGTTGTTCCTGGTCCTGGCACAAGTTTTGCGGTTACTGTTGTATAGATAGCGCTTTGAAGTGTTGCGCATACGTTTGCCGCCGCGAAGTCGTTTAGAAATTCCAAATCCAAAGTTCCAGTTTGGAGCCCGGCCACGTATTTCCGACTAGAATCTCCAAGACTAGTTATTTCCAATTCGTCTGCGGATTGCGTTAATGTGGCGCTTGTAACGTGATCTGTAATATCTACTGCACCGATTTTAACGGATGCGGCGTTTAGGAATACGGCCATTTAGTTTTCCTCTTCTTTCTGGGCTGGTTGGGATTTAGGGGTTTCTGTTACTTGGCCTATCTTCTTTAGGAAAGCCAAATTTTCTGCGGTTGTATCTGACATTTTTAACTCCATTCGGTTACGATTGATACGGATAACTCTGCGCTTAACATCTGGCCCTGCTCTAGTCCAAGCACCACTGGCGCTGACATATTGCTAACCCGATAATTAAGATTTGAGTCTGCTAATTTATTTACTACTGCCACCATGAATTCTTCAATGTCTGCCAAGTTAGCCTGGTTATCAAACATGGGAACTATCATTACTATTTTAAAATTTGCAGTAGGTCCTACGGTGTCGTATTTATTATTGCTAAAAGTAAAGTATTCGTCATCCGGCTGGATATAAATACTGTTCGCGATTGGGCTGGTCGGTGGAAAACTAAATACGGACCAAACCGAAGCGTTTGCTAAAGCTGCGGCCAAGGTAGCGCGAAGGGCTGTAACGGCAGCCATGCTTAACCAACCATTGACCGGGGCGATGTATATGGGGAAATCAACCCACGAATCTTCGCCATTAAGGAATTCGACATACGCCAAGGTGAAATGCTTCCATCTAGCGCCATTCCGTTATTTTGAGAACTCTGCCTGGCTTGCCAAATTTCGCATGCCAGGATCAACGCGGCCTGGCGAACGGCCGGAGTAGAAGCGTAAGCAGTGCTTTTTATATCTACGCCAATAGCTTTGCCATAGGGAACTATTTGGTGGTAATTATCGTTTGCGTTTGTTTTTGCAAATTGGATAATTGAATAACCTAAAGGAAATATGCCAGGGGTATATGGAAAATTAAATAACGATGGAAAGGTAGAAGAACCGTTAGTAAATGGCCAAGTAGATGTAATTACTTTAGATCCATTATAAATAGTTCCGCATCCGCTGACCGTAATTGTCTGGCCTGATACAAATGATAGAGGCGCCGATATAACTAAAGTAGCTATATTGTTTTGCAAGCCAGCGCCTACCACCGGATAGGAGTCAAACCAAAGGTATTGATTTAATAAATCTTCTGCGGTTTGGCAAACTTCTTCTACGATGGAATCCGAGTAAAGGGTGCCAATACCCAAATTTGCTTTTAATTCAGCGGATGTAACATAAGCAGCTGGCATGCCTTACTCCTTTCGTAGTTAGACCGATACTCCCCAAGGGCACTAGGGGAGTAACGGCATCTATTGGTTTGCCCTATTTATCAGGTTAGGTTGAAAGTTCTAACGCCGCGTGTCATTGTTACAAGCGGTGCCATGAAGCCGTAAATGGCTACTTGGACCTGCAAGTTAGAAACGACGTTAACTGACATGTAAGCAGTTGGGCTTTCAAAAATTGTTACTGCTTCTGGGGTAATAATGAAAGCTGAACCGTCAATAGTTGTTGAAGGTAGATCAACATCTACTGAGAAGTTAAGGCCAAGCACGTTGCCCTTAATTCCTGTAGGCGATGCAACGCCCCCCGCATTCATCGGATAGTTGGCATTAAAAATTGGCCTTCCAGTTGTATCTGTCGCGCCAAGAAGTGTTGACCAGTGCGAAATTCCACCTACATAGTTTTGCGCGAAGTAAGAAGTTCCGGCATATGCCGCTACTGGTTCGGTGCTTGCGTAAGAAATTAATCCAGCCGCAGTTGCCGCAGTTGTAGCCGCGTTTGTTGAGTTAGCAGTTAAATAAGTAATAGCCGCTTGGTTAGTTGCCTTTAAATACGCTCTTTGAAGTTGCAGTGTGAGCTGATCATAAAAGGCGGGTCCGCTGCGCTCAATGAGCTCAATGCTCATCGTATTCATACCTGAATATTTGGCCACGGTCGCCGTCATATATTCAGTAACCATGCCTGTATTTTGAACCGCGCCTGCTTCTGCTTCTACTGTAACTACTGGCGCAACACCATTACCGCCACCGCCGCTAGTAACTAACGTAGGGACTATCACGTTCATACCTTCGCTTGGCAATACTGCCTTCGTGCAAGCATCAATAGTGCTACGGCCGAAGTTTGTATTAGAAACCACGTTGCGTAGATATTGGTTAGGAGAAAACGCAGGGTTAGTTGTAAATGAATCATCTGCCGCAGATACCCATAGGCGCGACTCATCATTTCCAAGTGAAGCTTTAATCTTGTGTTCGGTGTAACGGCCCATAGAAGTAATGCCGTGGCGAACTGTTTGGGACATATAAGGGGTTGATGCTTTTACTGTTGGGCGTGAAGCTTCAACCGCATCGGCGGCCGCGGCTTCTGGTAATACGGCTTCGGGGACTTGAGTTTCTTCAGTCATCGCGGCCTCACTTTCGTTTTCTGGTTGGGTTTGGGTTTCATCTTCTAACGCTTTTTCGATATCTTGAATTACTTTAAGTTTCTCGACTGCGTTAAAAATCTCGGTTATTGCTTCTTCTTTTTTATCTTCTACCATTTCTTCGCCTTCACTCGCCGCTACCGAAGTTACGATTGCGTCGGCGAAAGCCGGGCTTTCGACCAGGCTGACCTCTTTTAAAACGGCCTGTTGCACGTAAAGGGTTCCATTTTTACCTGGCTTCGATGCAATTACATCTACGCCTACGGATAAGCCACCAATTAAATCTTCGCTGGCCATTATTAAATAATCAGTGCCCTTTTGTGATGCAGAAATTTTAAAGGTTCCAAAAATTGCATCGTCAGTGGTCTGGAAGGATTGAGCGCGCCCTATCGGATCATCTGGGCGGTGTTGCGCTAGTAGCTTTATTTTTGTTCCGTCATGGATCGCAATAGAACCGCGCTCAAATACAACAGGCCCTACCGACGTGTTACCGACTTTACCAAATGGCACTACTACGCCAGAAATAATACGACGGCCAGCATCGGCCGCTTCAATAGGACTACTGAACGTTAGCTGCATTTGTATCCTCATTTCCCATTGGTGTTAAATCTTCCATTTCCATCGCTTGATCTAAAGTAATCAAACCAAGTGTTAAAAGTTTTTCTATTACTGCAAGGCGAGCCGCCGGGTCAGCACGTAGATAAGTTTCATCAACCATGAAGCGGACCTTGGTGCCGCGTGCGGATAAATCATCCATACTTAGGCGATCCTCAATAGCGCAAATATAGGGCGCTAGGGTGTAGGCCATAAATTCTTTACGACGTTCTAAAACGTTTTGATAGGTCATAGATTTTTGCACTTCTGCATCAACCATGTCGGCACTTACGTTGCATGCACGAGAAAGTTCTAAAGCAAAATATGCTTTTGCTTCGTTGTAAAGCATTTCTTTTGGTGAAAATGAAACTGGGGTATAGCTCAAAGTGCTAGTCAAATATGCGGTCGCACGATTTTGTCTAGCCGTTTTCCAAGCTGCCAAAATTCCTTGCACTTGCGCATCTGGTAAATCAGCGCCCGAATTCTGGATATAGCCGGTGGCCATTGGAGTTTGCGCCGCTACTGCCGCCGCTTTCTCAACATCTAAAGCGCTTTTAATTGTGTTAGCAGACTTAATCAATAAGCCTTGGTCTAAAGATTGAAATGTAACTAGCGAACCTACGCCAGACATTGGCAGACGATTACCGCCATCTATTGTGTAGTAATCTACTTCGGTATTTAAACTATTGTATTTAACTGTTACACGATCGTTTTGTATCCATTCAAACCGCGCTGGGCGATTATCATCTTGGTATATTTCTGTTACGCGAAGATAGGCCACTCCATACATCATTAAACTATCAACCAGCCACGCTATTGTTACGCTTCTTGGCTGGCGTATATCAGGTTGATCTACCCAAACTAAGTTGGGTAATTCTTCTCCGGTTTTTGTTGAATACATCTGCAACGGAATTCCGGCAATAGTATTGCAAATTAAGGACCTGCATCTGGCTATTGTTGGAACGGCCATAGCATCTTGGCGAACTAAAGCATTTGCGTAATTGTTATAACCGCCATAATTATTTGCGCCGAAAAATGTAGAAAATGGAGAATCCATTACTGCCGGGGCGTATTGGGCTTTAACTTCCGATTTAGGGGTAGGCGAAGCTTTAGATCGCACACCGAAGAAGTCAAGAATCGCCATGCACGTATTTTTTCAATATGTCAAGCATATTTAACTAAAAGCCGTGGTATTGCGCTTTTAGCGTGTCGGATTAAAGGCTTACAATACTTGGGGTGCTTTGTGGCTTGATTAATTGGTGAACCACCATAGCGGTTCCAATAGCGGCATCGATAGGTCCGGCAGATTTTCTTTTTATGATACGCCAGGCTGAATCGCTTTGTTTGGCGGCGCAGTTATTCATATGGCTTACCCATAACTCTTGGTTCGCATGCACAACGCGATTATTGACCAGGCCATCCAATAAATCCCCGCACGCAGTATAAAAAGCGTTTCCGGATACATCCTGGCAAACTACTCCGGCGTTACTAAGGCGATCAGCGATAGAAGCCGTAGCGTATTTATCGTAGCAAACCATCTGCGGCCGATAGGCATCGCATTTTTCTTTAATGTCGGCGGCTATTTTTAAGTTATCCACATCTTGGCCCTGGCTTTCCCAAGTTTTAAGAATTCCGACGGCAACACGGCCATCTTCTAATAATTGGCCGCAAACTAGGCTGGCACTGCGCCTGGATAGCCCTACGTCAAACGCAAATATAGTTAGTCGACCATCTGCCGCAAATTTAATTGAAGAATCGCCAGTAGCTTCCAAAATGCCGTGTGGCCAAGGGCTACTTAAACTGTCCAGCCACATTGTAAGCATTTCGGTTTTAGTCGTTTCAATACTAGAGCTTGCAACGCTTTCGGCCAGGGTGCTTTCTTCCACCGTATAGCCAAGGGCCGGGTTTG